ACCCGGAAGATGCGTACAAATTGCGTACAGATGAGAAGGATGAATCGGAAGGCCAGCAATAGCAAGGGGTTGCGAGGCCGACCACTGGGTTGTCAACCCATAGTCCTCACTTTTGCTTCATTTTTTGGCCCCCCCTTCGCTATATGGCCGGGGCGGGAACGAGAGCAGGGTCACCATACTCTCTGAATTATTTTTCAAAAAAAATTATGTCAATTGATATCACTTTAGTCTGGTACTTTGTCTTCTCCTATATCTTTGGAGTTGCCACCGGAATGGTTTGTCTATTCTGGATAATGTTTTTCCTGGTGCGAGATGGCAGCAAAATAATTATTGAGAAGAAAGATCTATGAAAAAAAACGAATTAGCTTCCACCCTGGCAAAGTTCCAGAAGAGATATGTCAACAACCCGAATCTGTTTGTAAGAGAGATCCTGGGGGCAATTCCGGATGACTGGCAAGCGGATGTATTGGATATGATTGCTGGCGTTGGCAAGTATGATTCGCAGCGCCGTAGGATTTCGTGCGTCTCGGGTCATGGGGTGGGCAAAAGTTGTTGTGCAGCCTTTGTGGCCATATGGCATCAAATCTTCCGGTTTCCACAAAAAACAATTATAACAGCACCCTCCCACTCACAATTGCATGACGCATTAGGCTCAGAGATCCGTGCCTGGATAACGATGCTTCCCAGTGTGATCCAGGATCAAATGGAGGTCCTTACCGAGCAGATCCGGCTGAAGGCTGCACCCAACGAAAGTTTCATTTCGTTCAGGGTTTCCAGGCCCGAATCGAGCGAGACATTGGCTGGAGTGCATTCAGAGAACGTAATTTTAATTTGTGATGAAAGTTCTGCTATCCCGGCTCAGATATTCGAGAGTGCAGCATCTTCCATGTCCGGGGAGCACGCCACGACTTTATTGTTAGGTAATGGCACTCGAGCAACAGGATTCTTTTATGACACACACAATAAATTAGCCAGGGACTGGGAGACCCGGCGCATTTCATGTTTAGATTCCAAGAGAGTATCCAAGGAGTTTGTTGAAGAAATCAAATCTCGATATTCAGAAAATTCCAATCAATGGCGCGTACGCTGCTTAGGCCTCTTCCCGGAAGCAGATGAGGACAGTATCATTCCCAGGCATTTAGTTGAGAAGTCTATTGACCGCCAGGTAGATCCGATTGGTGGCCCAGTAACGATTGGAGTTGATGTAGCTCGGTTTGGTCAAGATAGCTCCGCTATCGCCCTTCGCCAGGGGAATACGCTATTGGGTCTAGTCAAGTGCAAACGAGGTTTGGACACAATGCAAGTTGCAGGGTGGGTCAGGTCAGAGATTGACGAGCTCAAGAAGAAGAAGTACGAGATTGGGGATGTATGTGTGGATTCCATAGGGCTCGGAGCCGGGGTGGTGGATAAGTTGCTAGAGGATGGTATTGATTGCCGAGGCATCAATGTTTCTGAGTCACCCTCTATTAAGGGGCAACATCTAAACCTCCGCTCCGAGTTATGGGAGAAAGCAAAGTTATGGTTCGAGGCCCGTGATGTTAACATTCCAAATGACGAGCGTCTAATCGCAGAGCTTTGTTCAGTACGCTTCAATTACTCTTCCACTGGCAAGATCAAGGTTGAGTCCAAGGACGAGATCCGCCGCCGTCTTGGCCGCAATGCATCTCCCGATGCAGCGGACGCATTAATTCTCACATTCAGTTCATATGCTTCCAGGAAAGGAACCCCCTGGAACAAGCCCCTCATTAGAGATATCCCTGGAATAGTATAAATCGTTACTATTCGTTACCGGGTAACGGTAATTTGTTACTATTCGTTACCGCGTTACCGGGTAACAGTAATTCTCCATGTACCTCCAATAAGCTTGACTTTAAGTTGTCTACGAGCTAATGTGTTTCCATATGTAAATTGGTCATACCACTTTACCAATTACCAATAACATAAACGCACAATATATGGCCCTTACCGACGCCGAGATTAGGACACAAACAGCAGAGCTCGAAGCAGAGCAGATCCGTTTAGCTGGGGATGAGCCAATGGATGAGGACGAGCTCGAGTCTTTAGTGGGAGGGCTCATCGAGGATGCCCAGGACTATATTGATCAGACTGAGGCTCTGGACCGCAATACAGCAAACGACTATTACCAGGGGCGGCCATTCGGTAATGAAGAAGACGGGCGCAGCCAGGTTGTTTCTCGAGATGTTCGCGACACTGTGGCGTTGATGATGCCCCAGATTATGAGGACGTTTTTCGGATCAGAGAAGGTAGTTGAGTTTGTACCTCGAGGTCCAGAGGATGTTCAAATGGCAGAGCAAGCCACGGACTTTGTAAACCAGGTTTGCATTGGCCAGGACAATGAGGGCTTTTCTGTATTTTACAATATATTCCGTGACGCCCTGGTAAAGAGGGTAGGCATTGCAAAAGTAGATTGGGAAAGACGAGAGGAGGTTGAGCACGAAGAGTATACCGGGCTAGATGACCAGGGTCTGCAAGCATTAATGTCGGATCCAGACATAGAGGGATCATCTTTAGAATCGTATCCGGATCCAAATTTTGTTCCACCACCACCACAACCGCCACAACAACCGATCTCTCCCGGCGGACCGCAGCCCGCGCCACCGCAGAACATGGAAGCTCCGCAGTTGCACGATGTTGTGATCCGCCGTCTTACCACAGAAGGTCGAATAACAATTGAAGCCCTTCCTCCGGAAGAATTCATAATAGATCGCCGCGCCAAGGGACTTGGACCCGATGAGTTTACTATTTGTGGCCATAGACGTTATTTGACTGTCAGTGAACTAACCTCAATGGGGTATGACTATGAGGATATGCTTTCCTTGGCCGGAGATGAGGATTCTTTTGGCACAAACACGGAGTTGCTATCACGCAACCCATTGGGTAATTATGCAGATAGTTTGGACGCAGGAGAAGCGAATAAAAGGGTCCTCTATGTGGAAGCATTCGCAAAAGTGGATTTCGGAGGTTCAGGAATCGCTTCACTCCGCCGCTTTTGTTGCGCTGGGTCTCATTTTAAATTGCTACATCATTCTCCAGTTAATGATGTACCGTTTCAAATCTATTCTGGATTTAAAGAGCCGCACCTTTGGAAGGGCCATTCCGTGGCGGATCTCACAATGGACATTCAGAAAATCAAGTCCTCCGTGATGCGGAATATGTTAGACAGTCTCGCCAAAAGTATTCACCCGGATACCTGGCTGGTGGAGGGCCAAGTTTCTTTGGACGATGCTTCCTCGAACCGCGTTGGAAAATTAATCCGCACCAGGGCTCCAGGGATGATAGGAGAGCTCAATAAGTCTTTCAACGGGAAGGAAGGATTCCCGATGCTCGACTATTTAGATGAGGTAAAGGGTGACAGGACCGGAATGTCCAAAGCGTCCATGGGCCTTGATCCGAGCGCATTACAATCATCGACGAAAGCAGCAGTATCTGCGACTGTGGCAGCCTCGGCTGCACAACTGGAATTACTTTGTAGGGTGTTTGCAGAAACTGGGATGAAACCTTTATTTAAAAAGATTCTCAAGCTTTTGCACACCCACCAGGACAAAGCCAGGATGGTTCGTTTACGGAACGAATGGATCCAGGTGGATCCACAGACCTGGAACCAGATGGATGTTGCCGTGAATGTGGCCCTTGGCCTGGGAACAAACGAAGAGCGGATGGGAATGCTAGGGGGCCTGGCTGCAAAGCAGGAGGCAATCCTGAAAGAGCAGGGGCCACAGAATCCATTGGTCAACTTCCAGCAGTATCACACTACCCTGGCAAAGATGACCGAGCTAAGCGGATACAAAGACGTTCAGTCTTTCTGGACTGATCCATCGACTTATCAAGCGCCTCCTCCGCCACCTCCGCCCGAAGATACTCCAGACGAGATTTTCGCCAAAGCAAACGCCGCCAAGGCCACCGCAGATATTACCAAGGACCAGGAGCGCTTAAAATTAGATCGCGAGAAAATGATCCGCGAGGATGACTTGAACAGGGACAAATTAGATGCAGAGCTCTCAATGAAGAAGGATGAGCTCGAGAGTAAATACCAGACAACAATCGATCAGACGGAGATCCGGGGCCAGATAGAGAAGGACCGTGAGCAGATAAAGCTTGAGCAGATGCAACAACAACAAGCTCAGCAAGCTCCGCCTCCAGGGATGCCCCCGCAAGACATGAACCCTGAGCAAATGGGTCCATCGATCCCGGACTTTCCGCCTGACCAGATGCCAATGCCATCGTGACAAAAAGGAAAAAGGGTCTCTCCACTCGTAAGACAACCGAGGAGCAGATTCAACAAGGAAATGCGGCTGAGGCCGTTTTAACTTCTCCAGTATTCATAGAAGCATTTGAGATCCTGGAGGAGAAATACATCAATTCCTGGCTTTCCAGTGGACTGTCAGACAGAGACCACCGTGAGACTCAGTTTTTGAGTTTACGAGTCCTCTCTGAGATGAAACTGGAATTAGAGTCAATGGTTAATGGTGGGAAGATCGCCAAAAATAATATATAGGATTCGCTTTTGCGAACAACCTTAGAAAGTAAATATGGCAGAAGAAGTACAGGGGGAGGTTCTCCATGTGGGAACTGAACTAGAAGAGGCCGCAAAGGCCTGGGGAAAGGACTTGGCCCTCGAATCTGGTGAAGAACCAGAGGACGAAGATAACCAAACTGACCCGGAGGTTCCAGAAGATGAACCAGAAGAGGAAGAGCAGCAGGAGGAATTAGAGGAAGAGGAAGAAGACGAGGAGGCAGAATCAAACGCCCAAAAGTTTCAGGTGCGTTCTGATGGCGAAGACCTAGAGGTCAGCCTGGATGAACTTATCTCCGGCTACAGTCGTCAATCTTCTTTTACTAAGAAATCCCAAAGCCTGGCAGAAGAGAAAAAGGGCTTTGAAAACGAACTTGCAGAATCAAGGGAAATGAGAGCGCAAGCTATCCAGATCCTGGAGAATGCAAAATCGGCTCAGACTCAAACGCCAGAAAGAGATGCAAACTATTGGCAAGATCTCAAAGACACGGATCCCATGCAGTTCATGCTGGAGCGCGATGCTGTTCGAGAGGAGCAGTTCCAAGGACAAATGAGGGAGCAGCAGATACAGACGCTGCGGTCTCAGGAGGACGCGGAACAAAGATCTAATCTCGAAAAATATGTTGACTCACAAAAGGGAGTTCTAAAAGAACTAGTCCCGGAGTGGAATGATCAAAAGGTGGCAGATGCAGAGAAGAAGATTATTCTTGCATACGGTTTAAAAACCGGATTTTCGCAAAGCGAATTAGACCAGGCATTCGACGCCAGGGCCGTTTCGACTATGCGGAAAGCAGCACTTTATGACCAACTATCAGCAAAGCGAAAAGGTTTAAAACCCGTTCAGCGAACAGGCATGAAAGCAGGATCCCAGGCTGGAGATCCCAAACAAATACGCTCCGGGAAGGCGTCGGCAAGGTTAAAGAAATCGGGTAGCGTCGATGATGCAGCTTCGGTTTTTTACAATATGATTCGTCAAAAATAAATAAAGGAAAAATACTATGGGTTTAGTAGCAAACACTTTTGAGACATACCAGGCCATAGGCAACAGAGAGGACCTCGCAAACACGATCTGAACAAATTGGATCGAAATCGGGTGAATTGCTGGGATCCCCTAACGGTAATGCCGAGGGCAATCAGCAGCCAAGACTGTGAAAGTGCAAATAGTAGCAGTAAGGTTCAACGACTAGAGAGTGAGCAGCACAAGCGATAACCTCTCCAAGAGCGCCCGACACCTAACGGTGAAGATATAGTCTGAGCTATATGGATGACATATAGAAGTGGCCAATTAAAAAAGCCACGGTAACAAAACTGATAATATATCGCCAAGCGACGTACCTTTCATGTCTATGATTGGTCGCTCAAAAGCCAAGAACACTCTAGTAGAGTGGCAAACAGATGCGTGAACAAACTAGCGCCCTTAGCCAGTAATGGCTATTGCAAATCCTGTGAATTGCGGGGACGCCCAGAACGGGTAATCCGCAGCCAAGCCTCCAAGGGAGGACGGTTCAACGACCATTCCGAAAGGAAGTACACTCAAGTGAGTGGAAGCGCAGGAAACCCCGGAAGGGGTTGTGAGATGGTCTCATCTAGTTAGGAATAACTAGCAGCCTTATGGCGGTCCAAAGACTAACGACTTTGGGCGAAGATAATGTAGCAGCCGCAGTGGCAACTAATGCACAGAAAGAAGGTGATGATTACGCCTTTGATGCAGTCGTACCAACGGTACGTTTAACTAATCATACTCAGATTTCTCGTAAGACAATCATTGTGTCTGGTTCCCAGCAAGCTGGAAATCATGCAGGAGTTTCTTCGGAGCTCGCATATGGTTTAGCTAAGAGAAGCAAAGAGCTCAAGCGCGATATGGAAACGTGCTTAACCAACAAAGTGGCAAAGGCCGCAGGAGCATCAGATACTGCCAGGAAACTGGGTGGACTTGAAACCTGGATCTCGACAAACACTTCGAGAGGTGGTGGATCTCCAGTAGGTTCTGGAGCGGGCGGAGGAGCAGCCCCTGTTGATGCAGGAACTGCACGCGCATTTACCGTTGCAATGTTGAAAACCGTTATCCAGGCTTGTTATTCGGCTGGTTCGGATTCCAATACCATAATGGTGGGGCCACATAATAAAGGTGTCCTCAGTGGATTTGCAGGGCGTGATGGAGCTCGTCAGATGGGAGCAGAGAAGAAAATCAATGTGGCTGCTGACCTTTTTTCTTCTGACTTTGGAGATTACAAGGTAATTCCCAATAGGTTCCAGCGTGACAAATCGGCATTCGTTATTGATCCAGAATATTGGAGCGTGGCGTACTACCGTGATTTCAAGCAGGAAGAAGTTGCAAAAACCGGGGACGCAATTAAAAGGGCGCTCCTGGTAGAATTCACGCTTGTCTCAAAAAATGAGGCTAGTTCGGGAATCATTGCAGATTTGACCACAAGCTAATTTTAACAATGAGTTCTAAAAAACTCTTAGACTGGTCCCAGAATCGGAAAGAAACCTTCCACTGGGATCAGCATGATAAAACTTTCACGATTGAAGCTAAGGAAGACTGCGAGCCATTGATTAAAATGGCAAAGAATATGTCTGAGCTCCAACCATCAAAAGAGTGGAGGCATTCTGCGGTAATACCGCAGTTTGTCCTCGACCAAAGTATGAGGGAGAGATGGGAACCAAAGGATTGGAAAAAGTGGGCAAACGACTCCCACAACAAGATGTTTCGGACCTGGCCTGGAGTACTCTAAAAGTTGCAGTCGTAGTTCCATCATGTTCAGGATTATGGCCAGCAAAGTTTGGAGAGTGTTTATCAAATATGGTTGCCTATTTCCAGGGTAGTCATTTTGAAGGAGATCACGAAATAAAAGTCTTTTCCTTTTGTGGAAAAGTAATGCCCGAGATTCGGCATCATCTAATTGGTGAAGCAATAGCCTGGGAAGCAACCCATGTTTTGATGTTGCAGCCGGAGCTCACGTTTCCGGTGAATTCGCTACACCAGTTACTTGCTCGAGGGCGAGCGATTATTGGAGTTAATTATTTAACGAATATAATCAAGAATGATTATGCTGCATACCGGAAAAATGGGACGGTACATCCGGATCCAAAAGGTCCAGAAACCGAGGATGTTGATGGAGTTGTTCCAGGAATGGTTTTATTTAACATTCCCGTTTTCGACGTCCTGGAGATTCCGTTTTTCATACATAAGCAGATTGGTGATACTCCAGGGTTTACGGAGGATCACATTGGTTTTTGGAAGCAAGTGAAAAAGCATAAGATTCCATGCGTCATTGATCACAAATTGTCGCTGGAAATTAAATCGTTGCATCATGGAGAATTGTGGCATTAGCAAATTATACTGATCTAAAGGCAAGCGTTGCAGATTTCTTGAACCGCTCTGATTTGACAAGTGTGATTCCAGACTTCGTGACAATGGCAGAAGCAGATTTTAACAGGACTCTAAGGGTCCGGGAAATGTCTGTACGAACCCAAGCTCCTATTGATTCTCAATATGTAAAGTTGCCAGATGATTTCCTGGGGATGAGGAACATTGATCTGCTAACGGATCCAGTGACTCCCATGACCTTCAAGAATCTCCAGAACCTGGATATTCATAGAGCAGGAGACGCAACGGGCAAGCCAATTTATTATTCAATTATGCAGAATAATATCGAGTTTGCACCCGCCCCGGATGGTGATTACACAATTGAGATTGTGTACTATCAGAAAGTCCCAGCACTTGCAGACAACTCAACTTCGTGGCTTTTGGACGCTCATCCAGATGCGTATCTTTATGGAACTTTACAGCACTCAGCACCCTATTTACAATCTGATGAGAGGATAGGAGTCTGGGCCGGGAAGTATCAGCAGATCATTGAGCAGATTATAACCTCGGACGAGAAGGCCAAATTCAGTGGTTCGACTCCGAGCATTTCATTCACACCCTTCTAATAAACGATTATGGCAGGACTAACGAATTACCTTGAAGACAAAATAGTAAACCACGTTTTTGGTTCAACAACATACACAAAACCTACAAATTGGTATGTGGGTTTATTGACTGCAACTCCATCCGACTCAGCAGCAGGAACAGAGGTGACAGGTGGGAGTTATGCCCGTATGGTTTGTGCCTTTACGATATCAGGCTCGGGAATAGCTCAAGCAATTAATACGTCAGCAATCACGTTCCCAACGGCAACGGCAGATTGGGGAGTTGTAGGATGGGTAGGAATCTATGATGCTCTCTCCGGAGGAAATCTGTCTGCATATCAAAATCTGCAACAGTCAGATTTTTCGACCACTACAACAAAAACGATAAACGATGGCGACATTTTCAAGTTCAACGCATCCACAATTAAGATACAACTTGACTGATTATGCTTGGGTTTGGTTCAGCAAAATTTAACCAGGGGACCTTCGGCAAGGGAGTCATGGTCGGTCATGGTTCTCCAGTTTCAACCTCCACAGTAAATACGTTTGGAATTGCACAATGGGAGTCTGCACATTCTTTAGTATATTCTTCATCAACTGCATTAATGTTCGGAGGATTAATTCAAGGAGCAAATGGTTATATGCAAGGAACAGGAACAATGTACTCCCATCCGGTTTTTACATGGGCTGGGTTTGGCGATATAGAAACAGCACAATCGACTTTTGTAAGTTTTGGATATATTGCATGGGACGGACAATCGGTTTCCGACACAACATGGACAACACAAGAGGTAGATTAAATGGCAAACACAACTAATTTCAGTATTGAAAAAGCCAGCGTAGGTGGCGCACGGAATTCCTGGGGAGGAATTTCAAATTTGGGCATCGACAAAATTGATGAATTATTGGCACTCGCAATGCCACTTGGGACGATTCAGATGTACCCATTGTCAACGGCCCCAACTCAGACCACCAACGGAGGAACATGGCTGATTTGTGATGGAGGTTCTCTAGCACAAGTAGGTGACTATGCGGCACTTTATGCTATTATCGGCACGACTTACGGAACAGGTAGTTCTGTTTCAGGCACATTTTCCCTTCCAGACCTGAGAGCCAGAGTACCAGTTGGCTATAATGTCGCAGCTATCAGTGCTGGGACTGTTGGTGTAAGGTCTATACGAGTAATGGCATCAACTACAGACGGTACAGAAGCCCACATTTTAGCAGGTACTCAAATCCCAAAACATTTACATCCAATAACTGATCCGGGCCACATTCATCCAATCGATCCTGCAACTACTCATTCTCATGTTGGAGATCAAACTGATGGGAAAACTGGTTCTGCTTCAGCAGTTATAAATGACCCTTCACATACACACGATTTAGGTAAAGGTGGCACATACTCATCAAGTGGAACTGACGGTGAAGCACAATCCTACAGTTACAATTCTACAGAGTTTATGTATCACTATGCTGGAGCAGAACGAGCTACCGGAGGAAAAGTATCTGGAGTAACAGACACAGGTCATGCTCACTCTTTAACTACTGATGCAAAAGTAACCGGAATTACAACCACCGAGACTAATCCAATTCGTATTACGACAACTGGTCTTCAAACAGACGGAGATGCATCTCACAACAATATGCAACCCTATATCACGGTCCAGTATATAATCCTGGCCAAACATCCTACATTCTAGCTGAACCATGAGTACAATAACTTACACAGTCACAGTAGCAGATGCTAAGTTTCTGATTGATGATGCAGTTGCACCAAAACTGACTTTTCGTGATGGAGACACATACGTTTTCGATCAAGCAGATTCATCGAATTCTGGTCACATACTCCAATTTTCGATCACATCGAATAACTCAGGATCGGCTGAATACACAACTGGAGTAACCAAGACAGGCACACCGGGCAGTGCTGGTGCTAAAACGACTCTCATAACAAGTACAAGCACCGTTGATACGATTTACTATTATTCTAGTGGTGGAGGAACATACGGAGAGGAATTTAGCAACTCCGGTTTCAACACTAATTCTAATAACATTCTGAAACCCATAGTTGGTGCAGAAGCAACTGCCGAGAAATGGGGGCCGATGATTAATCACTCCATCGATCAGTTATCGGAACTGCCATTTTCGCAAACAGCAAGTAGGGATTTGTCAGGCACAATAACAGATAGTTATTTTCTCTCATTAGCCTATGTCCTCACAGGAGATGTAACCCTGTCAGGAACTAATGTGTTAGGGAAGATAGCAGATGGTACGACTAATGTCAGTATTACCAATGATGGAACAACCAGAACTTTATCTGGTTCAGGGACGCTATTACTTAATAGCGTAATGTTTAACTAATTCAATATAAGGATATAATATGGCAGATTTAATAATTAAACCTTCAGCAGTTGCAGATTCATTTAAGATGAATGATGCAAACTCGTCTGCGAATACTATCCTGACGGTTGAAGGACAGACAGATAGTAGTGTTACTACTGCTGGTAGAATCATCTACGGCAAAGGTGTCAACGAGACTCTAGGAACCGCTTCACAAGCAAGTGCGGTAGTAACTATAGACTTAGCAACAGGTACATTCTTTGAGTTGACTTTAACTGGCAATGTAACAACATGGAAAATACTTCACCTTCCTGCGGCTAATACTATTGCGGCTTGGATTGTAAAGATAATTCAGAATGGTTCATCTACTGTTGCATATACAGGCGATACAGGCCCAGAGACATCTACCTATGATAACTCAGGAACATGGACAATTTGTACACCAGTATTCCATTGGGCAGGAAGTAGTGAACCTACAATGACTACAGGTGCAAGTAAAGTTGATATAATGAGTTTCTGGACTAAAGGTGGAGATGATCCAACTATATACACTACAACAGTTGGACAAGACTTCTTAACTTAATAAGGTATAAATCATGTTAGCAACACAATCATTTTTAAAAGATAATTTTATACCGGCATTCAATATGGAATATTTAGTTATTGCTGGAGGAGCAGGAGTAGGTTCTGGTTATGCTGGTGGAGGTGCAGGAGGTTATCGTACTAATTTTGGTACTGAAATGTCTGGAGGAGGAAATTCAGGAGGTGAAGCAGATTTTGAAGTTATTTCAGGTGTTGCCTTATCAATAATAGTTGGTGCTGGTTCTGCTGGTGCTGATGGAACTAAAACTGATGGAAGTCCTTCTACTTTCTCAACAATATCCTGTGTAGGTGGTGGTGCTAGTGGGCATACCATAGGTAATTCTGTGACTGCTAAAGGTAATGATGGTGGTAGTGGTGGTGGAACGTATGGTACTCCTACTGGTGTTACAACTGGTGGTGCTGGTACAGCTAATCAAGGCTTTGCTGGAGGTTTTGGTGCTGATGGCTGGGTTACATTCACCGCTGGAGGAGGAGGTGGAGGTGCTGCGGCAATTGGTACTACAGGAACAGGAACAAATCCCGGAGATGGTGGAGCAGGATTAGATTCATTAATTACAGGATCATCAGTTGGAAGAGGTGGAGGTGGTTGTGCTTTTGTGTCAAATTACTTGAATATTTCTGGGACAGGTTCACATGGTGCTGCTGCTACAAACGGAGGAAATGGTGCTGCTAATACTGGTGCTGGTGGTGGCCCACAAGCGACCACTGCGGTATATGGGAATGGTGGTTCTGGAGTAGTTATCCTGAGAATACCTGACACAAGAACAGCTACATTTACAGGTGGTGTTACTGGTACTACAGCAGACACTTCTGTATCTGGCTACAAGATTTACACAATAACTGCAACTTCAGATACATCACAAACTGTAACATTTAGTTAAAGAAATATTCATGGCACATTTTGCAAAAATTGATGACTCAGGAACAGTAGTGTTCGTTACTGCTGGACGAGATGAGGATGATGGTAAGGAATTGGAAATTTCTGAGCGAACAGGTGATACCTATCGTCAGACTAGCTACAACACAAAAGGTGGTATCCATTATAAATCAGATTGTATAACTCATTCTAAGGATCAGAGTAAGGCTTTACGCAAGAATTATGCAGGAATAGGATATACTTATGATGAAAGTAGAAATGCTTTTATTCCTCCTAAACCTTATCCATCATGGGCACTAAATGAAGATACTTGTTTATGGGATGCACCTACTGCAAGACCAGATGATGGTAAAATATATACATGGAATGAAGACACAACATCTTGGGATGAGGTAACAGAATAACGGACATAAGTGTCCGATTGAAGTCGAATATTTCGACCACAAACTACCATGAAAATTAGAACCTCAACTCCGAATTTACAAGGATCAAAATGGCATCAGTAAATGGAACCATGTCTGCCGTGGCAGAGCACTCATTAGTGAAGGTTGCTACCCCCTTCGTCGTCGCAGCAATTTTGGGATTCTGCTCTTTCCTTTTTACGAGTGTGATGAGCCTGGAGCAGCAGGTTAAATTATTGAATGAAGGAACAGTTCACAACCTGGAGGAAAAGGTGGACGGACTAAGCGATAGAATAGATGCCATGAATGAGATACTAACGGATCTTCGAGTCAGCCTTGGAGGTCGTGATCGTAGGGATCGGCAAGACCGTTAAGTTAATTATGCTTGGACTTTTACTTACAGGATGTACAACATCGATTACAGAACTAGGATACCGGGTTTGCTGTAGACCCAGCACTTTCCCACCAATCTGGGAATGTGTAGAATCAATTGCACCATTTCAATCAAAGGAGTGTTGAATGCCATTTATCGGATTATTAGCGCCAGTGATATCGTCAACAGTATCGACATTATGCGTGAGTATGATCAGCAAAAAATTGATGCTCCACGTTGTCAAGATCCTTTTGAAAAAGCTCGTTGACTCTACGGATACAGAAATAGACAACTCGATTTATGACCAGTATGTTTTACTGCTCGATAAGTCGATTGAGAAGTCTGTTTAAATAGCACCAAACTGGTCCTATTTTAGTTCGTCGCACATTTTTAAAAATTTTAGCCGGATGGATAACTATGTTGGCCTGTAAAAATTTTACAGAAAAAGAACTCGCCTGTAAGGGTACAAATTGCTGCGGCGGAGAAAATAAATGCCAGGATGAGCTCGTTGAAAAGCTCCAACAATTAAGGGACGAAGTTGGTTTCCCAATTTCAATCTCCAGCGGGTATCGATGCGAATTGCATAATCGCGTGTCAGGGGGCCACCCAACCTCGAGCCATATGGAGGGCCTTGCAATTGACGCACTTTGTTCTGGCCAGAGGGCCTTAGATTTAGTGGCTGCGGCCATTCCGATATTCGAGGGTGTCGGCATTTCACAGAAGAGTAAATCGCACAATAAGCGTTTTGTACATTTGGATATTAAACCCGGGAAAAGAATGTGGTCATATTAAAATGGAAATCGAACTTACTCTTGAGTCTGGCCTTGTTTGTGATTTTACTCCCGATTTCCGGGTGCAAAAAAACACAAGTGATCAAACCCAGGTTTCATGGCGATTATCCAACCGAAAATCTCCGGCAAATGTGGTCGTTCTGCCACCAGAATTTTCGGATGAAATCACCATTAACCCCGCTCCCCCTGGTGAGTCAGATGTGTGACTGTTATTTGGACCAGATGAGACAGGCCCATTCACAAAAAAATATGAATAATTTGTCAGATAATGATACTAGAGCAATGGGTCAGAATCTGATTAGAGTCTGTAATGTAAAACCAGAAAGTCAGCAGATTTGATAAAGGGTTATATAAAATGGAGGCAGGATATGGAGGTAGTTACTCTGTATTCTTATAGAACCCCGGACGGATACAGAGGTTCAATTGTGCAAGTGAAAAAAAAGGATGAAAATAAAACTGGGGAAAAAGTTTCCTTGCGAAGTCGAAGTTTTTAATGGAGACAAACTGATCGATAAATATATTTCCCTGGAAAATGATCTTGTCACAAAAAACCCCCTTGGTCACAGACCGATTGAGAATATTGAATTTGAAGACAAAAAAGTGGAGACAATAAAATACAAGACATGAGAGAAGAGAGACTGAGCCAGAAACAACAGGAACAGTATCGGTCGTATGTCTCACAAAAACTGAATGAAACATTGATTGAGCAAGCAAATGAGCAAGGTGAAATATTTACTGATTCTTACTTGCATCCACAATGCGAATACATTAAAAATATAAAAAAAGATGGCACTGTTACCAATTAAAATACCGCCCGGTTTTTACAAGAATGCTACCCAGTACCAGGCGAAGAATCGCTGGTATGATGGGAACCTGGTTAGGTTCTCTGAGGGGCGGCTGAGACCAATTGGAGGGTGGCAACGTCTGGCAGAAACTCAGATTACCAAGAAGGGTGGAATAGAAAGTCTTACAATCACAACAGCAGGAACCGGGTACTCAGGTAGTGGGACGCTAGGCTTCTCAGGTGGGGGAGGAGCATCTTTCACGGGGACTTATACAGAGTCCGGAGGAGCGATTGCAACAGTAGCGATTGCCACTAATGGTACTGGGTTTACGTCTGCACCCACCATTACAATCTCAGGGTCAACATCTGGAACAGCAGCGGTTATTACGCCAACCTTCTTTGCCGGAGTTGATCCGATCCGTGGCTTGCACTCATGGCGGTTGTCAACCGGAGCAAGATACCTCGCGGTTGGTTCTGTTCAATCTCTGAGGCTTTGGGATGGATCGCAGAGCGCGGGTGTTAACGCGCCCATTTACGATATTACACCCAGTTCTTCACCGGGGTCTGCCATACCATTCTCCTCCCAGGATGATTTCCAAATAGCTGGTTTGGGATATGGAGCTCTTGAATATGGAGGTGATTTAGCAGTTACAAATTTTGGTAGTTCTACCGCCACGTTTACGGCAACTGACTCATCGGGTTTGCTTATTACTTCAACTGCACATGGCCTGGTAGATACAACAAGAGTACAGATATCAACTACGGGGACATTACCATCGGGATTGAGTGCATCAACTGATTACTATGTCAGGGATAAAACAACTAATAATTTTAAATTGGCAACATCTTCGGGTGGGACTGCTATAGCTTGGACAGATGCTGGAAGTGGCACACACTCATGGATAACAGAGATAGGTATAGCAGCGGGGGGCGATCTCTACGGAATACCGCGCTACCCTCCGGTAGATGATTCGGTAATTGATCCGGACGCCTACCGCGACAATTTTGCCAGTTGTGTCAGTTTTGACAACTTCGGCGATGACCTCCTTGCCTGTCACAGTGGCGAGGGGACTATCTGGTACTTAGATGTTTCCGGAGTGTCATTCAATAATGCTGCACAAACTGCTACCGCCCCAGTTGCATTACAGACGTTGACCAGTTCAACCGGAGTACCAACAAATTCAAATGTCGCAGTCCTGGTAACGCCGGAGCGACATATTATGATCCTTGGTCCTGGAGGTTCTCAAAGAAAAATTCAATGGGGATCTCAGGAATCACTCATAGACTTCACCCCCACTTTAGTCAATACAGCAGGAGACCTGGAGCTACAGACCAAGGGAAGGATCATTGGAGGATTTAAAACGCGCTACGGAGTATTGATTTTCACAACCTCGGACGTCTGGCGTACAAATTACTTAGGCCCCCCCTATGTATATGGCACTGAGCGTCTCACAGAGGGCGGAGGTCCTGTAGGTATGAAATGTATAGCAGGGTCTGCGGACTTTGTAGCCTGGATGAGCAGGGGCCGCTTCTGGAGTTATACCGGAGGTTATATCAAAGAATTAGTATGTGAGGTGGCAGATTATGTTTTTGCAGATATAAACCTGGATGTTGAGGGCTTGATTGCCGCCGGACATAATAGTGATTTCGGCGAAATCACCTGGTTCTATCCAAAAGAGGGCGACTCAGTTTGTACCAGGTATGTCACTTACAGTTATCGCGAGAAACATTGGGTAACAGGAGAGCTCGAGAGAGTTGCACTCGAGCCAAGTGATGCCCTTGGTTATCCAGTTTGGGCTGGAGCCGACGGATTTTTGTACCGCCACGAAATGGATCCGGACACTCAATCCACACCGATCCCCCGTGATACAACTGTGACTGTTCCTGTAGATATTAGTGCTTTATCAACTAAGGCAAATAGGGTTGCTGCAAAAGGAGTTGATATATCCCTGCATCCAAATGTGGCCTCTGAGAATCACTTGTGCTATGCAGAGAGTGGTGCAATAGAAATAAACCGGGGAAACAAGATGATGAGCGTTAAACAAATCCTGACCGATACGGACGCCGGAAGCAACGGGCTCCGCATGGAAGTCGTTACAGGGAAAACACCAGACGCTCCAGGCACAACTCATGGTCCGTTTATCTTAGAGGGAGATGGGTACAGTGATTGTCGATTCACTGATCGTCAAGCATTCCTAAAGGTCTCTAGTCCCTTTGACCAGGAGTGGCGTTTTGGTGAGATTCGTTTTGACGCCGCCGCTTCAGGAGCAAGATGAGAACCCAAAAGCCATTACCGAATCCTCCGGCGCAATATGAGCCAGAGTATATGTATGACCTCTCCTCATTAATAATAAGTGAGGAGGCAATAACGGTTAAAACTTCTAGGGACAATGTTTTCGACACTGGATCAATTGTACTTAGATCACCGGATGGCAATTATTTTAAAATAACAGTTACAAATGCAGGGGTCGTAGAGACAGATGACGTAGAAACAGTAGCTAGTAGACCAATAACATCAACGAATCCATATGTACCATGAGTAAACAATTAAAAAGGATGAGGGATACAGGAGAAAGGATATATCCAAACCCTCCGACTCCGGAAGACTTGCAAAAATTATATGAATTCCCAACTCCAAAAGTGAGACCGAAATCGGAGGATCCTACGGATAGGAAAATATTAATTGATCCGGAGTTTCTCTGGCCACGATTAGAGGATATGTTCACAAAAAATTCTAAGGAAGATATGAACTTACAACAAGCAAGAAAACTACTCAATAAAAACGCACCTCCAGGGGAGTTCGCAGCATACATAGACCCCCAGGAAGCATCCTGGCTAAAAGGAATGGGAGCATCTGGAAAGAAAACGAAATCTGGACTGAGGAGTTTTGCGTCACCGAATGCTTACGATGCTCCGGGGACTATATCTGGTGGTGAAGTGAACACTGCTCCTGACCCCCCTGGTACTGATCCAAGATTCCGTACTAGATCACCCAATGAAGGGAGAATGCTACCAGAGGTTCCTAATATAACTCCTGGAGGTGGGGGGGGAATCTCTTCCATACCTAACCCCTTGGCAGGAGGATCCGAGACTCGAACACCAGCGGGTCCTGGTTCTGTGACTGATCCAAATGATCCATACGGAATTAATAAGAAGATTGCAGGAGGTGCATCCGATTTGATTGACAAGGAATATGTAGCACCAACATTGACGCCTGAAGAAAGAATTGCTGCAACCTCTGCTGAGACTATCCAGGCAAGGGAAGGTGTACAAGATATGCAAGGCACTGGTCAGGATGCATATGCCAGCGCTGCTGGAGTTGGTAAAAGTGTATCTGGATATACTCCTGAACAAGTCAAGGAACAATCGTTCCTGGGAGGTAAAGGAGTTGATCAATATATGAGCCCACATACACAGAATGTGATTGGTGGAATGCAGGAAAATGCAATGCGGACCATGCAGAAACAACGCGGGGCGCTACAGGCTCAGCATCAAATGGCGGGTGCAGGAATTGGTTCGCGCGGAGCTCTCGAGAATGCAGCAATGTCCGCAGAAGTTCAGAGAGGTCTTGGCCAACAAGTTGCTGGAGCCTTGGAAGGATCCTACGCACAAGCCGCAGGAATGAAGGGACAGGATATGGACCGGGCGCAACAGGCTGCAAGATATAATCAGCAAGCTGGCCTGGCAGGACAAGATGTTAACTTGCGTGGTGCAGGAATGGAAATAGCCGGAACAAGCGCTGGAAGGGATGCCGCAGCCGCAGACATTAATATGCTATCCGGAGTCGGTGCAGATGTCGAGGGTCGCGATCAGAATGTGATCGATGAAACTATGGGTGATTTCTACGAGAAACGTGATTGGGGCGAGAACAAACTGGCATCGGCTGCAAATATTTATGGAACTATGCCCACCGGATCCACTACAACAACCACCGGAGCTCCGGAGCATAGAAAGAAAGATAAGTTCGGAAGAATAATTTCTGGTGCAGCTTCTGGATGGTTAGCTACTGGAGGAAATCCGTATGGGGCCGCTGTTGGCGGTGGCATGGCGGCAATGGATTGGTAAAGGAGGAATTATGGCTACAAAAAGAGGATTATTGGATTTTGGTGCTCATGGCAAACAAACCTGGGAGAGTATGGGTCCAGCGGGGAAGAGACGTAAAGTAAGAGAGTATTTTACTGCGAGGGGTAAACCGGATGATTATCAGTATTCTCCAGAAGAAGCCAGGGAGGCCACGAATTATATTAAGGCCGTTGATAAACACCGTAACTTTAAGGATTGGAATAAGGATCTAGGTGGTGGATCATCATTCCTGCAAGGGGCATCTTCATATGATGATATGTATAAGTATAAGGATCCTATCCAAGAATTTGACTATCCAAAATTCCTTGCAGAACAGGATTCTGAAACTCTAGAGGAAGAAGAGATTGGTCGTGCTTCGGATAGGAAATTTGCAATAGATAATATAAGTTCTTCCGGACCCGATCTTTATAAGCAAAAGTACACTAGTAACCTTGAACCTGGAGGTCTATTGGATTCGGTGGCTCAAGAGGAACTTGAAGAGAGTGAAGCTGCGGATTTAAATTTCTTATTAGATAGTGAGGAATTAGGTGGGGACCGCCATGATATAGGTAGTCCCGGTGAGAATATTGACGAGACTTCTTGGTGGGATGATCTTACAGAATCTTCTGGATCAAAAGATGGGAAGCTATCGCCAATGCAGAAGTATGGAGCAAAATTAATCACAGATATCTTTGGAGAAAAAGAAGAAAGGCCACAACAGACAATTGGAGCATCTCCACTCACACCAGGTAGAGCTTTAGATATGAGTAAGTACTCAACCTCCAGACCTAAAAAAGAAAGATACAGAAACACGGGATTATTGGGAAGGGCATAAATGGCAAATCCTTTATTAGCACCAGCCGGATCTAGGATCAACCCAGATACTGGGGAGTTACTCGACGAGGAAGAAAGGAAAAGAGAGAGAGCTCAACAGGAAGAAGAGGAAGGTCCATCTCCATTGGCTATGGGTCTGCTTCAGCTTGGTGCATCCATGATGCGCGACGAGGGCTGGAGAGATCGCCCCATCACCCTTGGAGAATCCCTTGGAAAAGCAATCCCCAGAGGTATTGCTGGTTACTACAACCAGGATGCATTAAACCGTCAATATGAGGGTGAGGCAAACGAGCAGAGAATGCTCGAGGAAGCTGCTGATAAACAAGCCTCCTTGGAGGAAGCAACGAGACTCCAGGGGATAGAAGCTGAAGAAGAAAAGGTAAGACGCTACAAGGCATTTGTTGCTAATGTCGAATCCATCCCAGATACCTTCTTCGGTAAATCTGTTGGAACTGCAAGTCATCGGAGACAGATCCTAATCCGAACCTATGAGGATAATCCCGAAAAGGGAATAGCAGCGCTCAATAAAATTTATGAGTTGATGGACAAGGAAAGGTTTAAGGAACCCGCCAAAAAGACTTATACCGAGCTTGCCTCAGAGAAGAAGTCTGAAACCCTGGAAAAAAGACGGCCTGGGATCCAGAGTAAACTTGCGGGACTGATGATGATGGATGACGTCCCCGATGCTGAGAAGCAAAGAATGCAGGATTTGTATGGGGATCCAGACATATTGACTGAGGAAGATCTAAAAAGTTTCCGTACTGATTATGCTACAGCAATGGGTACAAAGAAAGCTCGGGACTATACTAATGAACGTCAAAGGACCTATGATTACCTAAAGACAAAAGATGTATTTGACAAGTTAAGTACCCAGGAAAAAACACTCGTTGAGCTTGCTATAAGAAAAGAAGATCCCAAAGAGGGCCTGGATATGTTAGAAAAAATGGTGGAGGCATCCGAGTACCAGTCAGATTGGAAATTAGTGGAGGAAGATCCAAAGTATGACCTTGAGGGGAATGTAAAGACAACGACAAAAAGATATGTCAATAAAGTCACTGGAGAGGAATATAAAGAAGTCTCCAGGGGAGCTCTTGGTTCAGTAAAAATACAATCCATGACGGGAGCAGCAATCAAAGCAAAATATTCGAAATGGAGTGATGCTAATCTTGATGATGAAGATATGTACACTATTGAAACTGACATGGCAGGGAATGTCCGTTTCGCTGGAACCATTCTTGACCTGACCGAAAAGGATCCGGATAAAGCACAAGAGTATGCAGACAATATGCTGATGAGTGCAGTGAATATGGGGCTCATTTCTCAGACCGATGCTTTCGAGATGGAAGACTGGCAACCAGACTCTGTGATCCGGAACCTCAATACTTTGTTTATCAAGGATAAAGATAAAGGTCCAGCGGGTGATCCGAATGCCGGGCTCATAAGAAGTGGTACAGAAATAAATATAGCGTTGGATCCTGCCGGGAAGAAAAAAGTATTCAAGGAGGATAAAAATTATTATTGGGATGGCACAACCTGGAAGGATATTGACGAAGGTGATGCCCAGGCTTTATTTGCTAATGAGTCAAAACTCCGTCTTGAATATGACAAGAATACTAAGAAGTTTAAGGATTCGATCTTTGCATATAACTCCATCGTTGCAGGATACAAGAACAGTCTGAAGGATCCAGCCTCTGCTGGTGTTAACGACATAATGATTGTACGGGCATTCCTGTTAATGATCGAACCAAACTCTGTGGTCCGGGAGTCTGAGTTTGCTACTGCCGCAAAGTCTCAGGGCATGATGCAGTATACAAAGAACTTAATCGACAAGATGAAGGAAGGTGCAATCCTTACCCAGGTTTCCAGGCGTCGCTTCTTCAATGCAGCAATGGGATACATGGCCGCAGTTAAACGTGGTTATGATATCCAGACTAATCGCTATACAAAAATTGCAGAAGCTCACGATATTAAACCAAAGAATATCGTTGTGGATATATTTGCAGACCGTCCGGAATTACAGGAAACCGGAGAGTTTGCCTATAGACCTTATATAATGAAGAAACCAGACTGGGATAAGCTAAAAAATACTCACTTAGAATTAGTGGCTCCTAAAAAGAGAAAGGGGACTGACAGGAGAACATCAAACCTACCAAAACTAAATTTATAAATGGCCGAGAAAGAATTCAACCTAAGAGAAGTGGCAGAGAAAATTGCTCAAGCCTCCGAGGATGGTTACACCGATTGGGAGATTGACCAGTCTCTCTTTGAGAATTATCCCAATCTAGTAGGAAAAGGAAACTATGATGAGCATGGGGAATATATCGAAGGTTCAACATACAGGGAATTCATCATGGAGATGGCAAGGGATAAAGCACCTCGCGGAACCAAAAGATATTTTCTGAACCTGGCACATAACTTCTTGGATACTGCAACTTTTGGTCTTGGTAAAAAGGTTGCTGCTCTGACTGCATCGGTTATACATGACAAAGATTATGACGATGTCTATAGCACCTTGACCGAAGAGGAGAATCGTTTTACTGATCTTCGTCCAGGTGATGCAATTACCTCGAGAGTAGCTGGAGGTTTTACACCAGGGCCAGCAATGGTAGCAAAAGCAGGACACAACCTTTTGTCAATAACTCCCTTCCTGGGCAAATTGCTAAAGACAAAAGCTGGGGCTACTAAGATGAACATTGCAAAAGAGACTGCAAAGTCAGTCCCGATTGGGATGGGTGAGTCTGTTCTTTATACTGCTGGTACTTCCGGATCCCCCGAGGAGTTCGGTGAAAGAGTCCTTCCGGAAATGGTTGCCACTGGAATTGGATCTGCTGCTCTTACTCCAGCAAGTATAGTTGCCGGGAAAGGAATAGGGGCTGCTGCCAGGACAGCAAAAAGAAAATTGTCTGGTGATACCCCACTCCCCACTGGCGTTGCTAGAGCCGATGATGACCGCGCCCTGGAAGTAATGGTCAATGCAAAAAAGGCGGGCTATTCTGATGAGCAGATCAAAGCAGAGATTGAGCGGATCAGAAAGATTGATCCGGAGCTCGCAGAGAAACTTACCATGATGGATGTGGCTGGAGATTCTTTTCTCACTCCGACTATGGCCGCTGCACAACAACCTGGGAAAGCCTTTTCGGAAAGTGCAAAAAATATTAAACCATTCTTCCAGCAACAAGTTGAGAGACTACAGAAATTCTCTGCAAAGACCTTGCTTAAAAAGGATTCGGTTGCTGAGTTCCGGGCGGATGTAAAAGCTCGAAGGATAAAGGCTGGTAAGCAATATGACCAACTCTGGTTTGTAAAGTCAAAAAAGAAACAGACCGGAACTGAAGTTGCTCCTCCTATAAGGCAAATCATTGGGAACGGGAAAAAGACAACCGTCAAATTTGATGAGGGGAAAGAGCAAGTCTCGCTTGCAGAGATTCTGGATCCAAAGAAACCCACCGTACAGATGGCGATGAAAGCTGCACAACAACTTGCAGATGAGGCCAGGGTAATTCTCCCACCTCCTGGGACTAAAGGTTTTGATGCCCAGCATTTACATTTTATCAAGATGGGTTATGACCAGGTGCTCAGTAAGTTTGGTGAGGATGGAATTTCTGGTGTAATGAGAATGGAGGCCAACAAGAATCTGAAGCGCCTCACAAGTTTAATGGATGATCAGATCCAAGGTTATAGGTCCGCACGGAATAACTATGCTATGCCCAGTGCTGAGAACCGTGCATTTAGTGAAGGTTACCAGGCACTGAAAAATTCCATAGATCCGGAGAGGATCCCGGAAATGCTGGAGGTTAAGTTCAAAGAGTTTTCCGGACATGAGAAAGAAGCATACAAAGCTGGGGCTGCCAATTTTATGGAGCAGTTTATCGAGCAGGGTATGGATTCATTATCCATGACAAACAAGGCGAGAAAACTCTCACAGATTTCCTTGCTGAAAAAGATCCGAGGAATTTGGGGTGATAGCGTTGCGGACCGTTATAAAGGGTTCATGGAGAAGCACGCGGAAATGTTATTGAAACGAGCAGAAGTCTCACCACTTACAGGATCTTTAACTGAAGCCAGGAAACAATCGCGTGAGGTCTTAAACTTCGACGAGCCTGGTGTCACAATCCCCCTCACTAGCCGCGAAGCATTGTCCGCGGGTCTTAGAGCCCAACCAAACACACAGGCCTCTCAGGAGATGTCTCGAGGTGCTGCGGAGGCATTAACTCCAAGGCTCACTCTTCCCGGTCCTCTTAACATAATGAAGAACCAGGCCGACATGGCTGCATGGGAGAAACTCAAAGCTATGCAAGAAAGAGCTCAAGCCGCCCGGCGGGGATCTGTTCCGGGTTTGCTAAACCCACTCGCCCAAGATGCAGCCAATCAATATGGAAACCAATAATCAGTCCAACCCTTGGGGAGATTACTCACAGGGAGGAGTCTATAAAGTTGGCGGTCAGGATATCGGTCCACAGTCCAAAGAGATCGCTGA